ACATGGCAATCTATTCCACGGGCCACGGCATCCGCGTTCAGGCGCAGTCGGGCAATCCGGCGTGGAACCGCAAAGCCGAGGAGTTCTTTTCGTTGTGGGCCGCCCGCTGTGAGGTGACGCGCCGGTTCTCGTTCGCCGAATGCCAGTCGCTCGTCTGCCGGGGCATGGACATCGACGGCGAATACTTCATCCACAAGACCCGTGACAGCGAGGGCGAGCCGCGCATCCAGTTGATCGAGTCCCACCGGATCGGCGACGAGTTCGGCTCCAAGGAGACCATCGACGGCGTTGGCCTCGACGCGTGGGGCGCACCGGTGTTCTACCGGGTGTTGGAGGATGGCCGCAAAGTCCGCGATCTCCCGGCCGAGGCGATTCTTCACATCCACGAACCGGAATGGGCCGGCGGCGTTCGGTCGCATCCGACGATCCAGCATTCCATCAACCATGTCCTGGATGAAATGGAGTTGCTCGCCCTGGAAAAACACGCGGTCAAGGACAACGCCGACGTGGCCCGGGTGCTCAAGACCGCCCGTGGTGAACTTGACGACAACGGTGATTTCGTGGTGGGCGGTGCGGCGGGCACCGGCGAGGCGAGCGACCCGGTCACGCTTCAACGCATCGTCGGCGGCAAATTGGTCGCCCTCAAGCCCGACGAATCGCTCGACAGCTTCCAATCCAATCGCCCCAGCCCCACGTTCACCGGATTCCTGGAGCACCTGCGGCGTGACGCGGCGCTCGGGGTGATTCCGTTCGAGTTCGCGGCCGACTCCAGCAAGATCGGCGGCGCGGGTGTTCGGCTCATCGTTGCCAAGGCCGACCGGCGGTTTTCGTTCCGCCAGCTCATTCTGGAACGGCGGTTGATCCAACCAGTGTGGGCCTACGTCATCGGCGATGCCATCGACCGCGGCCTGCTGCCGCCCGTCGCCGGATGGTGGAAAATCACTTCGGTGCCACCCCGCCGGATCACCGTGGACGCGGGCCGCGAAGCCCAACAGAACCGCGCCGACGTGGAAATGGGCCTCAAGACCCTGTCCGACCACTATGCCGAACTGGGTGCGGACTTCGGCGAGGAGATCGAGCGCCGCGCCAGCGATGCCAAAATGATCCTGGAAACCGCCCTGAAATACGGTGTGCCGGTGGACATGCTCTGGAAACCATCCGGCTCCGCGTTGACATCGCGGACGGGGCGTGAATCCGCTCCTGCAATCCCGTGAATGGCTGATCCAGCCCGAAGCCCTGCGCTCGATGGCGCTGGCCGTCCGTGCCTTCAATGAGCGTGGCGGCCAACTGCCGCAGTCCCGACCGCAAAGCCCGCTGCTCAGCGTCGATAACGGTGTCGGCATTGTGTCCATCGAGGGACCGATCCTCCGCAAGCCCGACCTGTTCGCCCGCGTGCTGATGGGTGCCGTTGGTTCCGATGAAATCGGCGCTGCGCTGCGTGAGGCAAGCCAGCGCGACGACATCAAGGCGGTGTTCCTCGACATCGACTCTCCCGGCGGCACCGTGGCCGGCACTCCCGAACTCGCCGCCGCCGTCAAGTCGCTCAACGAGAACAAACCGGTGTATGCGTTCTCCTCGGGACTCATGTGTTCGGCGGCCTACTGGATCGCGTCACAGGCCTGCGCCGTTTATGCCACGCCATCCGCCCAGGTCGGCTCCATCGGCGTGGTGCAGGCCGTGATCGACGATTCCGCCGCCCTCGCCAGCGAGGGGATCAAAGTGGAAGTGTTCGCGGTCGGCAAATACAAATCCATCGGCGCGCCCGGCACGCCCCTAACCGACGACCAGCGGGACTTGATCAATTCCAACCTCGCCGAGATCGCCGGAGAGTTCCATGCGGCCGTGCTCGCCAAAAAGCGGTCCATCCCGGCAGAGGCGATGGAAGGCCAAACCTTCAGCGGCAAGCAGGCACAGCGGTTCAACATCGCGGGGATGGTCCCTGACCGTGCCGAAGCCATGCGCCGCCTCCGCGTTTACCATGCGACGGTTGACACGAAATCACGGGTGATGAACGCACCCGAAGACATCCTCGCCCAAACCAAGGCCCAACTGGAAGCACTCCAACGCGACCACCAGGCGCAAACCGAACTGCTCAACGAAGCGACGACCGACGCCGATTCGCTGCGCGGCCAAACCGCAATCCTCGCCGCCGAGATCGAGACGCTCAAGGCCGAGCGCGACGCCGCAGTCGGCAACGCCACCGCACTGCAATCCCGCGTCACCTCGCTCCAGGAGTCGCAGGCGGATTTCGACACCCGCGTCCAAACCGAGGTCGCCCGCGTCGTCGCCTCCACCGGCACCACGCTTCCGGCCCGCGTCACTCCCGCCGGTGACCAACCGCAGGCCGCCGAACTCCACGCGCAGTTCGCCGCGATCACCGATCCCGCCGCCCAGACCGTCTTCTGGCGCAAGCTCACCCCCGAACAACAAGCCCTCATCCTCAAGCACCAAGCCTGATTCAACCCGCCGTCCAACATCCAAGCCTAACACACCATGTCCAACACCCTCACCAACGTCAAAGACATCAAGGTCGCCCAGAAGGCGCTCATGCCCTTCACCGCGAACCTGATGCCCGTCACCTCGTTCTCCACCAATTTCGGCCCGCAACAGGCGGACAAGGGCGACACCGTGCGCGTGCCGCTCATCGGCGCTCCGTCCGGGTCGAGCGATTTCGCAGGTGACTACACCGCCAACTCGGATTCGACGGTCACCACCATCCCGGTGACGCTCAACCGCCACAAGTTCAAGACGGTCCACGTCACCGCCCGCGAAGCTTCGGAAACCGCGATGGACCTGCTTGACACGCTCGTCGCCACCGCCGCCCAACAGCTTGCCCAGGACGTGCTGCTCGACATCATGACTGTCATCACCCTGGCCAACTTCGGTGTTCCCATCCCGGCGGTGGCCGCCACCAACTTCGATTACAAGAAGGTGCTCAACATCCGCGAAGCGTGCGGCACTGCCAAGATGCCGGCCTCGCCCCGGTCGCTCGTGCTCGACGCCGGCTATTACACCAACCTGCTTGCCGACGATGTGGTGGCCAAGAGCTTCAACCTCAACCTGAGCGCCCCCGGTGTCACCGACGCGCTCATCAAGCGCTTGGCCGGCTTCGATCTCCACGAGACGGTGGTTATCCCCGCCGACCACGCGGAAAAGCTCGTCGGCTTCGCCGTCCACCCGAGCGCGGTGGCGGTGGCCATGCGCTACCTGACTCCGGTCGCCGAATACCAGCAGTCGGGAGCCGTCACCGATCCGCAGACCGGCATGACCTTCGGTTACCTGCGTTTCACCGACACCCGCGCCAACAAGGTATTCGTCACCATCGAATGCCTCTACGGCTTCACCGTCGGCAAATCCGACGCTCTCAAGCGCCTCGTCAAACCGTGAGCCACCCAACCCTAACCCCCAGCCAATCAAGACCATGATTCCATTCAGCTTCACCGGCAACGCCGGATCCACCCTCAGCCATGTGGTAGTCCCCGCCAGCGGGCGCGACCGCATCCGCGTCCAGTATGTCAGCGCCACCTCCGACAAGGCGGCTTCGCTGCTCACCTTCAAGGCCCCGTCGAAATCGACCGTCGTCACCGCCACCAGCGCGTCCAACCAGACCGTCATCAACTGCGTGCCCTATGCCGGGGCGGCGGCCAGTGACGTGGTGGTGCTGTTTTCCGCGGTCACCGGCACCGGCATTCGCGGTGTGGTCGCCTCGGTGCAGGCCGGGGTGTCGATCACGCTCAACGCCAACCTTGGCCTGGCCCTCGCGCCCGGCGACATGGTCCACCTGATGGCCACCGCCGGCCAAATCCCGGTCGGTGCCGCCACCAAGGAGGCCAATGCGCCGACCGTGTTTGTGGTCAACGAGGGGCCCGGCCTCATCGAGCTGGACGGCACCGCCGCCTGCCGGGTCAATCTGGTCGCTGGCGAGTATTCCTAACCCATTTCCTTACATCGGGTGATGTGGGGTGGTTTGCATAACACTCACCCTCTCCGGGCAACCGGGGAGGGTGTTTCATTTTGACAGCGTGGCACGGGCATGGGACTTGAATCCGACATTCTATCCGACCTGCGGCAGCTTCTCACCGAGCATGGCGTGATGGCGCGGTGGCAGGGCATCGACCTGCTGGTGCTGGCAAGCCGCATCCGCAACGAGCAACAGATCGACTTGGGCGGCATGGTGGAGTCCCCGGACCTGAGTGTGCGGGTGCCCAAGCTGGCATTCCCGGCGGCACTGCCGAAGTTCGGTGAGAAGATCGAGGTGGACGGTGCTGAATACCGCATCAGCAGGGTTTCCAACCATCCGCGCTCGCCACTCCTAACCCTCACCCTGACCAGCACCGATGAGTGACGACTACATCCGCTTCACGGCCCGGATGAACGGGTCGTTCAACCTCGCCCGTCTGCTGCGCCGGTTTCCTGAGAAAATCAGCCGCACGCTCGAATCCCTGGTGAAACAGGAGGCGCGGGGGCTGGCGGTGGAACTCGCCCGCAACACCCGGCCGTTCGGGTTTTCCGACAAGGCGAAACAGCGGGGCGAGAAGGCGGTGGTCGGCGACATCAACAAGGTGTTCGCCGTGCCGTCCGACGCTTACGACAAGATGCGGACGGCCGATCCGGCTGCCGCCGATAGATTCTGGGCCAACATCCAGAACCGCCGGTTCTCGCGGGCCGAGCAGGCATTGCGTTCCTCCAACTCGCCGTGGAAGAACCTGCCGGTGGGTCGGCTCAATCCACAACTCCACCAGGCGAGCCGCACCGGTCCGCACGCCAATGTGAAACGCAAGACCCCGGCCCAGATTGTCACCAGCCCGAAGGCCCTCGACACCTACATTGCCAAGGTCATGAAGCGGGTCGGTTTCGCCAAGGGCTCGTGGATCAACGCGGCCAAAGCCATCGGCGGGCGGGTCCGCGGGGCCGAGCAATGGGTCACCCGCCACAAGCAGTCCCCCGGCACCGCCACCGTGAAGACCGGCGACAATCCCTCCGTCACGCTAATCAACAAGCTCGACTATATCGAGGAGGTGACCACGACCAGGGGCATCGAGCTTGCCCTCCAAGTCGCCGCCCGAAGATTGCGCAAGGCGCTGGCGACATCGCTTCGGATCATCACGGAGCGGATGAACAACACGCTCGGTCGCGCCGGTTGACGCGACGACACGGGCATGTCCAGAATCATCGAAGACGCCCTAACCGGAAAGCTGGCCACTTGGATGGCCGACCACCGCCCCGCCGCAATCCCCAACACGGTCCCCATCCTTGTCGCCAACCGCGATGAATTGCGCACCCGCCCGTGCATTGTGCTGGCAACCGCCGAAGCCAAGAACGTCCCCGGCATGCCGGATACCGCCCGCGTCCGGCTCACCGCCCATGTCTTCACCCAGATTGACGACACGGCCGCCACAGCCGCCGCCGACCTCGCCGCCGAAGTGAAGGTGCTGCTCGCCGATGTGGCCCACATGCGCGCCGACCTCAACAGCACATCGTTCGTGCTGCACGCCCTGCTCCCCCGCGAGACGGCGACCGCCCCCGACGAGGCCCGCGGCCGCGAATCCATCCTCACTTACGAGGCGGTGGTGTCGGCGGTGTAGTTGACACCCGCGCCCGTGCATGGCTGCAACTTCCCTTGGCACTGTTGGCGTGTTCGGTATCGCTTCCGATGAAACCGGATTCGTGATCCATGACCTGTCGTGGAGCTTCTCCGCGGATCAGAAGGAATTTCTCAACAAGTCGGGGGAGATCATCGGCCTGGCCCGCTTCAAGGAAAAGGTGGACGTGAAATTGAGCGGAGCCATCCCGAGTTCCGCGCCGTTCTCCGGCAAGATTTCCGCCGTGCTCACCATCACCAACGCGATGCCCGCCCACAAGCAGCAAGCCGCTGGCGGCTCCACTATCATCACCGAGATCACCCGCTCCCTCAACAACGAGGATTTCGAGAAAATCGAGATCAGCGCCACCCACTATCCGTTCCTTACCGTCGCCTAACCGCAGTCCCAGATCCCACCCATGACCTCCGTCACCCACCTGTCGCCCGCATCGACGACCAACACCAATCTTGCCGCCGCCCTCACCGCTGTCGGCATCCCGCTGTCCGACAAGCCGTTCATCCGGATCGTGGAGGATGGCATTCCGGGCGAACGCACCGTCTGGCTGTTCGAGCCGGTGAGCCCGTGCGGCAAGTTCGTCACCAGGGATCTCGTTGCCGCCTGGCAAGACGATTCGTGGCACCTGGCCAACCCGGAGCATCCGTTCGCCTACATCAAGTGCGCCCTGGAAAACCGCGCGCGGCTCGTGGACAAGGTGAAGCAGGACGTGCCGCTCGCCTGCGTCCGCCGCCGGGGCAAAATCGCCTTCATTCCGCTCAACGCCTCGCTCAAAACCGAGGAAATGTTCATGCGCCAACTCTAACCCAAATCCCGACCAGATGAACGACACCGACCGCATCGCCCGCCAATCCGCCGCTTTCCACGACCTGCAACCGTCCATCGGCGGCCATATCATGCGCCCACTCTCGCTGGCCAGTTACGATGTGCTGCTGCGCACCGGCAACCCGCTCATTGGCGGCGACACTCCCGCCGAAGGCACTCCCGAGTTCACGGCCGCGCTGATCGGCTTCGTTTTCGTCCATTGCGCCCCTTGGCCGGAGGTGGTTCGGGCGTCCTTTGATCCGCAGCGGTTTCGCGAGGAGTCGTTGATCTTCTGCGGCTGCCTGGCACCGGCGGATTTCAAGACCGCTTTCGAGCGGCTTGAGGAACAGAGTCGGGAACTTGAGGCGGCACAGGTGGACCCGGTGTCGGGTATGGAAAAAAAGCCGCTGCCTGCGACGAGCCGGGGTTCCTAGCGGCCTTTGTGTTCGCCGTCGCCTCCGAAACCGGCTGGTCCGAGCAACGCATCCTGTTCATGCCCCTGGCACGGCTCACCCAATACCACCACTGCCTGCTGCGGCGCAACGGCGTGCGCACCCATTGGAGTTCCCCGGCCACTGGCACCCTCAACGGACAAACCCTCTCCGAGCACCTCGCCAAACTCCGCAGCCAGTGGCACGCCTCGGTTGACTCCGAATCCGAAGACACCCCATGAGCGCCCTATCCGTCACCCTTGGCTGCGACATCACCGCCCTGCGCAAAGCGATGGCTTCCGCGGTCGAGGTGGTGTCCGCATCGGCGGGCCGCATGGCCTCGCTCACCCGGAAAAGCGCCTCGGCACTGGCGGGCGGACTCGGCACCGCCATGAAGGTCGGCATGGGCGGCATGCTCGCCGGTGGGGTCGGCTCGGCCGCGCTGCTGGTCAAGTCCATCGGCAAGGCGGCCGAAATGGAAGGCTTCGAAACCGCGTTCGTGCCGCTGCTTGGCGGCATCAAAGAGGCGAAAGAGCGCATGGCCGACCTGGCGGAGTTCGCCAAGGTGACGCCGTTCGAGTTGCCGGAAGTGGTCCAGGCATCGCGGATGCTTGAGGTTCTAACCAAGGGCGCCCTCGCCACCAGCGACGGCCTGAGACTCGTCGGCGACGCCGCCGCCATCGCGCAGCAACCGTTCTCGGATGTGGCGATGTGGGTTGGCCGGCTCTATGACGGACTGCAATCCGGCAGGCCGGTCGGCGAGGCCACCATGCGGTTGCAGGAAATGGGCCTGATCTCCGGTGAGGTTCGCAACCGCATTGAGGAATTACAGAAATCCGGTGCCGCCGGGCCCGCCGTTTGGGACGCCGCCCGTCGGGCGCTGTCGAGGTTTTCCGGCGGCATGGAGATGCAGTCGAAGACCTGGATCGGCAAGATGAGCAACCTTTCCGACGCCATCGGCCAGGTCATGGTCAAGCTCGGCACGCCCATCATCGACGCCCTGAAACCCTATCTGGACGGCGTGATTGCCAAGGTCGAATCGCTGAAAGCCTCGGCCGCCGCCATGGGCGAGCAGATCAAAACCGCCCTCGACACCCTGCGGGCTGCGTGGGACACCGGCAACATGGCCGAACTGATCGGCTCCGGCATCGCGCTCGGAGTCATCAACGGCATCAACGCGTTCTCATCCGGCATTCGCAAATCCATGGCCTATCTGGGGGCGGCCATGGCGGAAATCATGGCGTCGGCGCGGGACTCGTGGAACATGCAGGAGTTCCTCGGCATGTTCAAGAATGTCGGGCGGGCGCTCGCCAGCATGATTACCGAGGCGATCCTGAAGGCGCTCGACGCGCTGCCCGGTCTTGATCTAACGGACGATGTGCAGCGCGAGGCGGCCAACGCCCGCAACAACTGGAACACCGCCAAGAACCGGCTGGAGGATTTCAACGGTGCCGAGGCGGTGCAGGGCGCCATCGACGCGATCCGCCGCGCCAACCAGAAGGGGGAGGCGGCGGCATCCAAGGCGGGGAACGGCAATGTCATCGACCCGACGACCGCGGCCAATTCCTACAAGGCGATCTATGACAAGCTCAAGGCGAGGATCGACGCCCAGCGGTCGGCAGATGAGATCTTCGGCGAAATCCTCGCCGACATCGACAAGAAAAAGCCCGGTTCCGACACCCCGGCGGCGGGCACCGACAAGCCGGAGATTTCCCGGCTCGATCCGATCGTGACCTCGCTCGCCAAGGTCGGCGGTGGTGGT